TGGTCGAAGCCGCCGCGACCGTTGAGTTCTGCGAGTACGTCGGTGACGATTTCAGTTGCACTGGCCATAGATGGACTCCGTGGTGGTGTTGGTCAAGATTTCGATTGGATGATGCGGGCGTCCGAGTTGCTCGGGGTAGCGCATCGTGCTCTCAGGGAAGATCGTCGGCACGTGAACATCGACGGTCTTGGTGACCTTGGTGTTCGCGTAATCGAAGGGAATCTCCCAGAAGTAGTGGCACCAACGGCGACGGAAGGAACCCTCGGGTAGCGAGGCTACCAGTTGGTGCTTCCAGGTCGGGTGCGCGGCGAGGTAGGTGAACGTGTGGGTCTTGCGATAGTCTCGGCGCGGGTCGGCCAGAACGAAGGCCCGCAACTGCATGATGATCTGATTGCTCATGTGCTCGATCATCTGCTCGGCCCGGACGCCGGTCAGACCCTGGAGCATGTTGCGCGAGAGGGCCTGCCGGACGTTGAGTTGCATCATCTCGAAGAGATGCGTCTCGTAGTTGACGCTGGCCTCAGGCATCCTGGGGTCGAAGTAGCTCACGAGTAGAACTCCGCGAGCGACTGCGTGACGTAGCCGTCCGCTCCGCACGTCATGCACTCGATGGGCGCGGCAAGCTCAGGGTCGTGGCAGAGGCTGGACCAGCCCTGCTCGTACTTAGTCGTGTAGCCCTTGCCCTTGCACTGCGGGCATACGACGTGATCTTCTGGGACCTCTACTTGCTCGTAGGCGTAGGGGTTCCGGCGTGCAATAGTCGTCATAGGGGTGCCTTTCAGTCAGGAAGTACAGTCACTCGAAGAAGAATGGGCTCTCCGTTGGTCGGACAAGGAGCCCAGTGGGTGTATTCGCCGGTCGGGTCATCGACCGGGTGTTCCAGCTTTCGAAACGTGAGATTCTTGTGCCCGTCGCCGTGGCAGCGGGCACAGCCGACAAGATCGATCTCGACTGAATCGTTCATGCGTGGTGCAGCCGATCCCAGTTGATCTTCTGCCGAAGCTCGCTAGCGTTCAGCAGGCAGGACAGCCGCATGTGGTGCGGGTAGTTCCTGCGCAGCAGCCGGTAGCGCTCCCAGAAGTCAGGATGCCTCATCGGTTGTCTCCTTGGTGGTGTGATCCAGCATCTTCCATAGCTTACGCCTTTCGGCTTGAAGGGCGCGGGAAGCTTGTTCGACCCGGCCGGAGAGTTCTCCCAGGGCCTTGGTCTGCGGCTTTGATGGGGCGGCGGCGCGGAAGGACCGAAGCGGGACCATCGCAGCCTTGAGGCGGCGGATCGACTCGCGGATATCGTCCTCGCGCTGCTTGGAGCCCCTGGTGGTTCTGCGTCGATGGAACTGGCGAGTGTCCTGCGCGTGGCGGACAGCGGCTCGCGCTTCCTTGAGACCGGGCTCAACGGGATGCGGGTTCATTCGAGGAACTGTACCACATCGGAACGGCATCCGTACCACGTGCGCAGGGGCGGGAAGTGGTACATAGCCTCTTCAAGTGGTACGAATGTACGAAAAAACTTGGCTTAGCCACTAGCGTTCCACCACCTACACTTCTGGGGGCCTATAGAGGCCCCCAAGTGGGGGTGGATGGGCGCTACCCCGGTCGGGCGGGATGCGTACCACTTTGGCTGGCACGGCTGAACGTACCATGAAGCTCCATGGACCTCAAGTCTTTCGTACGCGCTCAGGAACCTCGATACGGGACGAAGGCGATCCCGAACATCCCCGCGCTGCGCGAGGCTGCGACGCTTACCTACAGCGCCGACGATTCCAAGCGCGTGAGGACTCCGTTTGGCCAGCGCGAGGCGTTCAGGCATCTCCAGGCCTACGGCGGCGACAACGACGCCATCGACTGGGTGATGAACTGCGTCAAGCTGATCGTTGAGACGGCCTCGACAGCCGACTGGCACCTGCTCAACAACAAGGGTGAGCAGCTATTCGTTCCGGGCGGCAACGTAGCCGAGAAGCCTGAGGGCATGTCCGACGCCCCGCTGATGCTGGGCGAACTCCTGCTTGAGCCCAACCCGTACATGAGTCTGGACGAGTTGATCGAGTTGACGCTGATCGACTACCTGCTCGTCGGCAACGCCTACTGGATGAAGTGGCGCACCAACGACGCCGGTCAGCCGTTGGCGCTGTACCGTCTCGCGCCTCCGTACGTGAAGGTGCTGCCGGGGCCGTTCGGCGTCGAGGGCTACACCTACGATGTGCCCGGACGCGGCAAGCTTGAACTCAAGCCTGAGCAGGTCATGCACTTCAAGACCGCCAACCCGCACTCCCCGTACCTGGGCCTGGGCATCATCCAGGGCGGCTCGCGGATGCTGGACCTTGAGCTTGCTCTGACCGAGACGCAGGCCTCCTACTTCGAGAAGCGCGCCCAGCCGTCGATGGTCGTGCAGTCTGACCGGCGTGTGCCGAAGGACGTGTTCAAGCGCCTCCAGAGCCAGCTACGCGCGATGTACGGAGGCCCCCGCAACGCTGGCGCTCTGATGGTGCTGGAGGCTGGCCTCAAGTACCAGTCGATTGCCCCGTCAGCGCAGGAGGCCGGATTTGAGAACCTGACCAAGCTCTCGCGCGACCGCATCCTGGCGCTCTTCCGCGTGCCGGGCACCCTGCTGGGGCTAGCCGATCAGACGGCCGTCGCGGGCAACCCGACCAACGACCAGCGCATCTTCGACACCAAGACGATGCGTCCGCTGCTCAACAAGCTCCAGGCCGCGATCACCAAGGGCGTCGTGTCGGCGTGGGACTGCAAGTTCGAAATCGAGTATGACTACATCATGCCGATTGAGGATCGGCTGCGCCTGGCCTCGACCTTCGCCGCTCTGCCTGGCGTCAAGGTCAAGGAAGTGCGCGAGTACGCCAAGCTGCCGCCGCTCGAAGGCGAGGACGAGCCCATCGGTGAGGTCATCCTCAACATGCCCGGCGAGAACGTCGATGCTGGCGGTCACCCGCAGATCGCAGACAACAACCTCGCAGGCGAGCCCGGCCGTCCACCGAACCCGTCCAACACGTCAGCCTTCCCGGCCAACGGTGAGATTCCGCCCGGAGCCGCAGCGCGCCGCACCAGCCTAGCGGCAGCCGACAACAAGAAGGCGATGGTCGAGGAGTCGCTCGCTGAGCGCATCTCGCGCATCCGCGACAAGAGCTTCCAGAAGGCGATGACCCAGCCGGACGGCGGACGCACCGACATGCACAAGCGGATCACGCCTCCGGAGGACGTGCTCCAGGACGACCGCGACGCGGCCATCGACGCCGTGACCGGCGACCTGGAAGTCGAACTCAAGGACGCCATCCACTCGCTTGAGCGCGGCCTACTGGACGAGCTAGAGGCGGCGTACGAAGGCAAGGCCCCAGGCGACCGCCTGCGCTCCAAGCTGCGCAAGTCCAAGGCCTGGACGGCATTCAGCGCGGCGCTGAGCGCTGCGATGGAGAAGGCGGCTCGCCGCTCAATCTCAGCCGCCGTCATCCAGCAGAACCGCGTTGGCCGCACGCCTGAGGACGAGATCGACTACGACGCCCTGGTACGCGAGGTTGTCTACCGCGCTGGCGGCGCACGCAAGATCAGCGCCAACCTCAAGGACGACGTGGCCCAGAAGGTTGCCCGCGCGCTGGAGACTGGCCAGACCAAGGGCGACCTTGAGCAGGCGATCCGCGAGGCGATGGACTTCTGGCGCGAGAGCCACGCCGAGACCGTCGCCATGACCGAGGCCGTGCACGCCTACAACGAGGGCGTCATCACGGTCGCTGAACTGACCGGCCACAACGCGGTCTTCGTCCACGACGGACGCGACCACGACCAGCCCTGCATCGACGCCGATGGCTCGGTCTGGGACCTGGACAAGGCCCGCGAGAACCGCTTGGAGCACCCTCGCTGCCGCAGGGGCTTCACGCCAGTGACGATCTAAAAGGTAGGCTACTCAGATGGCAACGAGAGGACGAAAGAAGCGCAAGCGCAAGCCAGGAGCCCGGACAGGCGTAGGAGTGCACCCGCACACCCGCTCGCCGCGCGGCCCCAACACCAAGGGCGGCAAGCGCAAGCCGACTGTTCGTGTCGATGGCTACTCGCGCGGCAAGCCCCGCAAGGGCTCGAAGTCCTCGGTAGCCAGCCGTAGGCGCAAGAAGAAGAAGCGCTAGGAGCTTCGCGGGCGACGTGGTACACTTCGTCCATGGCTACAGCGCTCCCAGATGACGTAGCGGAGGTCGCCTCGGTCCATATCTCGGTAGGTATGGGCGAGGACGGCACCGGCTGCGCCTACGAATACGATGGCCTTTCGCCGGAGGCAGCCATCGGCTACCTGACGACCGTCATCGACCAGCTACGCGATGAGGTCAAGGAGCGCTGGGAGGCAGCACGGGCCAGCGACTTCACCTTCTCGGTCCAACTCGAATGCCCGGAGTGCGGCGAAGAGATCAACATTTCGAACGCCGAGTACGCCGACGATGACGAGGAAGACGAGGGCGAGTGAACTACTCCCCCGAAGAGTGGGACGCCTTGACGGCTGAGGTCGAGCGCCAGGGCGGCGCGCTGCTGCCGGACGAGTGCAAGGGGCGATACGTCTCGTTCACCGTCAAGAACTCAGACCGCGTGACCAAGGCCAAGACCTGCGGCTGCGGCAACGAGTCGATGGCGGTCACGATCTACGACCCGCACCGCAACCCCAAGGTCGCCAAGAAGATGCGCGAGCGCGGAGCAGGCTTCGCCAGGATTTGCCTTGTGTGCGATTCTGTGGGAGCATGGCCTAACTTCGCTCATGTGATCGACCGAGAGGACGAAGAGGATGCTGACGATTAGCCCCATCACAACCATCTTGCTGGCATTCGCCATCACGATCTCTGCCGTCGAGGGATCGATTCTGTACGGCGTCATTCCGTTCCTGGTGTGCGCCTTCAACGAGCTTCTGCGCGCCTGGGCGCTGCGCAGCGATCCGGAGGCCCTCGATGAGGGATGACGTAGCCCGGCGCTGCTCACTGTGCGCCATCGACTGGCCCGACACCAAGGAGTACAAGGTCTGCCCGTCCTGCCTGGACGAGGAAGGCACCGACCGCTGCCGCGACGTGACGCC